AACTCTAAAAATGAAGAAAACCTAGAGCTATTTGCGGATGGTAGAATTGATAGGTTGTCTTGTGTATTACAGTTAAGTGAAGGTGTTACTATTCCTAATTTAAAACAAGGTATTATTATGCATGCATATGGCAATGAAAGAAAAAGTGCTCAAAGAATTGGTAGACTATTACGTCTTAATCCAACAGAAAAAGCAACATGTCATATATTATGTTATAAAAATACTCAAGATGAATTGTGGGTACAAACAGCTTTAAAAGATTTTGATCCAAAAAAAATTAAATATTATAATCCTTTAAGCAAATGAAATGTTCAGATTGTGATGGTATAGGAACCGTTAAAATAATGAATTGTCATGACTATAGCAACAACTGTTGCGGTGGTTGTTATATTAGAATAATGTGTGATGATTGTGAGGGAACAGGTTATGTTTACTCAGAAGATGATGATGAAGAAGAAGATTATCCATGTGACATAATTAATGAATTTTAAATATTATGAGAGAAATATTTTTAACAGTAATGTGCATACTCTTTCTAGTGTGCTATTTTAAAGTGGGAATTGAAGTAGGTAAAATTAAACCTTTATACATACTATATGTAGCAGCAATGGTTTTTATGTTTGGTATATTAGTGGTTACTAACTTGACATTAATAGACCAAAATAATACTCTTGAAAAAAAAGCCAAAGGTAAGTGTCCTGAGTATGAGCAAATCAATAATGTTTATATAATAAAGAAATAAGATATGAAAAACTTATTCATATTACCAACAGATAAACCAAGTAGGTTATTTACTTGGGGTAATAAATTAAGATTAGGTGATTTAGTTGGTTGTCCTGATTATTTTGGGAAATTAAACAAAAACATCTCCATCACTAATGATGAAGAAATTAAAGAAGGTGATTGGTGTACTGATGGAAGTTACCTTATACAAGCAACTCCAAAATTAGTGGATACTCAAGGATTGTTTGATAGAAGAGATTGGAGAAAAATAATCCTAACCACAGACCAAGACTTAATCAAAGATGGTGTACAAGCTATTGATGATAACTTCTTGGAATGGTTTGTTAAGAATCCTACTTGTGAGTTTGTTGAGGTTGACAAAAATTGGAATTACCCATTAGATAAAAGTTGGGAATATAAATTAAGAATCATTCCAAAAGAAGAACCTAAACAAGAAACACTTGAAGAAGCTTTTAAAAAAACTTATTTAGGTCAAAGATTATTTTTTGATTCTAATGAAGGGAAATCTTTTGAAGAAGGTGCTAAATGGCAACAAGAACAAATAGGCAAATCAGAATTTTTACAAAAATTAAGAGCAACTTTATCTGATGCAAAAGCAAGAAGATTAATATTTGAAACATTTAAAGACAAACATTATGATAGCATTTAAATACTCAACAAGGTTGGTTATTATTCTAAAAAATATAGTCATAAAAATTCCTATAAGTAGAAAAGGTTATTTACAGGGACTCAATGAAAAACAGATATGGGATAAGTATAAAAATATTACATCATTAGCAGAATTAAAATGGATGTATTTAGGTGTTGTATGTCAAAAAAGATATGACACAGAATTATTAACAATACCAAATGTAGTTGTAAGACGTATTAAATCAAAAGTTCCTGAATTTAATTTTAGTGATTGTGATTTACATAACACTGAAAACTGGGGAATGGAAGGTAAGAATTATATTTTACTTGATTATGGCATTAATCAAAAAATAGCAAATTTGTATCATAAGCACATTTAAAATGGTTTAATAAATTAAAAAAAAAATAATATGGAACAAACAGCAGTAGAATGGTTAGCAGAACAATTGCCAATTTATGGATATAGTGTTGTTAGAGTGTTCCCAGAGTTGATTGAACAAGCCAAAGAAATGGAAAAGGAACAATTGCAATTAGCTTATGCTTCAAGATGTAGTTTTATTTCTTGTGAAGGAAATGATATAGAAGAAAATATTAATTGTAAATGTGGAAAACAATACTACAAAGAAACATATAACAGATAACATTATGAAAAAACTATTATTAATTGCATTATTGTTTGTATCATTTACAACATGTGCACAAGAAACATTTGTTAGAAAATACACATCTATGATGGTTACAAGAAATGATGTAGAAGAACCTGTAAAAGCTGCTGATTTAACTGTTGTGTTTAATCCAAATGAAAAAAAAGGTATTAAATTTTATTATGAATCAGGAGAAACTACTGAATACTTACAAGTGTCTGATTTAACTGAAGGAACTACAACAGGTGGATATAAGTATCAATTAATCAAAATTCTTGATAAAACAAAAGGATATGAAATCTTATTACAGCTTTTTGATAATGATGGTGTATTAAGACTAGTGTTTTCTGAAGGAAACACAATTGAATTTTATCAGTAATAAGACATGAGCACATTTAAAGTAGCAGAAAGAAGATTTTTTATCTGGAAATTAGAATTATGGTGGATTGCATTTGATGATGATGCATTTTATCCTGAAGATAGAAGACATTTAATAGGTAACTGGTTTTGGAGAACTTAAAAAAAATAAAATATGGCAACTATTAGAGTAGATGTAGACATAGATTTAGATGAGTTTGACTTAGATGATCTTCTAGAAGAAATAGAAGATAGATATAATTCAAAATCAAAAAAGAACAAAAAAGAAATTGAAGATTGGGCAAATGATGTATTTAAAATTGAATCTTTTACTAATATTAGATTAAGTTTATTAGATCAAATGAAAATTGATTTTCTTATGCATAACCTAGATAAAATTACACTTAACAATTTAGAAAATTTAATATAACATGAACAAAAAAGAAATGGTATTATATCATAAATTATCTGCATTAAGTAATCTATTAATAATGGAACTAGATGAAATGAAACCTACAGCAGAAATTGGTGCAAACTTGCATCAAAAAGCCAAAGAGTTTATTAAAGCACTAGAACCATTTATAGAAGCATCATTTGATAGTGAACAAGTAAAAAGTGGTACATACTTAATTGACTTATGTCATAAAGTAGATACAGTAATAAGAAAAAATTATGAACAAATAACTCATTAAATTATGGGAAGAATAAAAGAAGTTTATATGGAAATGATAGAGCGTGACTTCAATGGAGATCATGATGCTCATATACAAGCATTAGCTAAAAAATCATGTGAAGAATTTACTTATACGGAAACACCTTGTCCTAATTGTCTTAACAGAAGTCTTCATAGAAATGAAACAGAAGCTGTTTGTGATGTATGTGGTCAAGACTTTATTTATGTTGGTTCATCTTTAAGATTTAAGTAATATGGATAAAGAATTTATACCTTGGAATGAAGCATTAGCTTTAAAAGAATTAGGATTTGATGAGCCTTGTTTTGGTTATTTTTATACAGAAGATAAGTTTTTTGAAACTAAAATTAAAAATTCTGAACTTGAGGAAGATTGTTCTATATCAGCACCACTTTACCAACAAGCAATAAATTTTTTGTATATTTGTAGTAATAAACAAATAGATATACAATTAAAAGGTAGTGATACTCATGAAGAAAGAATTAGAAAAATTGAGCAAGGATGCAAAGATTTGTGGAATCTACAAAATAACAAGTCCAAATAATAGAGTTTATATAGGTCAGTCTAATGATATTAGAAGAAGAATATTAACTTATTTTGAACCTAAAGGAGGTTCATATCAAGTTAGATTAAAAGCTTCATTTAATAAGTATAGTATTGACCTACATAAGCTTGTCATACTTGAAGAATGTAAAGAAAGTTTGTTAAATGAAAGAGAAAGATATTGGCAAGAACATTATAGTGTACTTGGTAAATCTGGACTTAATTGCAAAATGACAACAACTTTAGATAAATCAGGTACATTAAGTGATGAAACAAAAAAGTTAATAGGTAGTAAAACTAAAGGTACTACTAAAACTTGTCAATCTACTATGAAAAAAGTTTATCAATACTCAAAAGATGGTACATTTTTAAAAGAATATATATCATTAAGAGAAGCAGAAAGACAAACAGGAATACATTCATCATCTATTGGACATTCTGTTAAAGGAAGAGGTTTTTCTAAATCTGCTGGAGGGTATTTATGGAGTTATAACAACTTGCAATTTCATTTTGGTCATGTAGGTCAAATAGGTAAACCTATTCAACAATATAGTTTAGACAACAAATTAATTCAAGAATTTGATTCAATATGTGCTGCATCAAAACAACTTAACATAAGTAAATCAGGCATTATTAGATGCTGTAAAAACAAACAAAAACAATGTGGTGGATTCACTTTTAAATACATAACAAATGAAAATATATAATGAATTAGAATCTTTAGGATTCTTTGAATGGTTAAAAGAAAAAGGTTTTGGTAGTGGTTTTACACCTATAATATTAGATGCTCAACCAATTGATTCTATTGAAAGAAGTGGTTATAATGCAATAGCTTTCAGATGGTTTAGAGAGAAGTATGATTTAATATCTGTAGTAGGTTATCACAACCTTTGGAAATATAGTTTTTTAATAGAAACTATTGAAGAACATAAAACTATTATTGTAGTAGATAAAATTAATACTTACGAAGAAGCAGAACTTGAATGTTTGGTTAAGTTGATAGAAATTGTAAAAAATGAAAGATAGTTTATTTATCCAGTGCACTGTTAAAAATGGTGCATTGGTTTTTCCAATTAAAGCTGTAGGTAATAAATATCAAAAGTTTTTAAATGAATTACCTGAAGGAGTTAAACTAGAAATATTTATTGGTGTAAGTGGTGATAAAGGAAGTAATCCTCAATTGGCCAGGCTGCATGCAATGATTAGAGAAATTGCTCAAGAAATAGGATACACTTTTGAAGAAGCTAAACTTGCAGTAAAAAGAAAAGCAGGACTCTGCTTTACAAAAAATAAAGAAGAGTACTGCAAATCTTTTGGAGATTGTGATAAAGATGAACTAAATCTAGCTATTCAAGCTTGTATAGAAATTGGAGATTTTAGTGGAATGCAATTAAGATAATTAGTTTACAATTTTTATCTTTTCTTGAAGATCTTTTAACTTTTCAGTTATATCTTCTTGATTTTGCATCATTGTTGCAAGTTCTCTTAATTCTTCAACAGTGGCTGTAGTTTCAGTTTTTTTTGCTAAACCTTGTTCATTTGCAAGATATTTGAATAATTGTAAAAGAGAAAATAAGGTATAAATATCAGCTTCTTCTATAGTAAGTTGTAAATTAACTTTATCTTCTTCATTTTTATCAAGATTTTGATCAAATTTTTTGAACATGTCAGGTAATTTAGCAGTACCTTCTGAAAAATTTAATAATTTATCAGTTAAAATTCTTTGTAATCCTGGAATATAGGCTGTTGATACACTAATATCTTTAATAGTATCATTAAAATCATAAGTATCAACTGTTTGTAAGGGTTTTTGCTCACTCATATTAAAATGTATTTATTGACAAATATACAATATAAAATAATTAAAATGGAACCAAATATAAATAAATTTAAAAACCAAATAAAATCTGATTCAGAGATATCAGGATGGGATTCAATAATGAATCCTTTTGTAGATAGTCCATCATTTGATAATATTTTTTTCTTTTTAGAGGCAGCTGTTAACTATGGTTTAAGATTTACTCCACCATTCAAAGATGTATTTAATGCATTTAAAGAATGTTCATATGATAATCTTAAAGTTGTTATAGTAGGACAAGATCCTTATCCTCAATTAGGATCAGCAGATGGTTTAGCATTCAGTTGCTCAAAAAAAAATAAAGCTGAAAAGTCTTTGCAATATATAAATAAAGCCATAGGAACAGATTATACAGATCTAAAATGTTGGGCTAATCAAGGTGTATTACTTATTAATACAGCATTTACTGTTGAAGTTAATAAAATTGGTTCACATTATAATTTATGGAAACCATTTACAAACTATATATTTGCTAATATTAATAAACATAAAAAAAATACAATCTTTATATTAATGGGTAAAAAAGCTGAAGAGTGGGAAACCTTATTACCTGATTGTAAAATACTTAAATGTGCACATCCAGCATCAGCTGCATATAAAGGTGGTATATGGGACCACAATGATGTGTTTAATAAAGCAAATTTAGAACTAAATAAACAAGATAAATCTTTGATTAATTGGTAAATTTTGTTTATTTTTGTTACCCATCTTTTAAATCATATATCTGATAATCAAACACTTATAATTAAAACCAAACAATATGTGGGAACTATTTCAGATAATGCTGAAAAACAATTTAACACCAAATCAAGTACTATTATTATTTGGAATAAAGCAAGGAGTTGCTGTGCCTCAAATAACTACTGAAGATAAATTAGCACTAGAAAAATTAGGTTATTTAATCTTAGATAATGGTAAATATACAATGAGTACTCAAGCTAAAAGCTTAGTAGTACATTTAGATAATTATTTTATTAAAGCAAAAAAGAAAACAGATGCTCAGTTAATGGGACAAGATTTTGTTGATAAAATAAATATCTATAGGGAAATTTTTCCTAATATAAAACTCCCCAGTGGTAAACCAGCCAGGGTTAATGTGAAGATGTTGTCTGAATCATTCAGATGGTTATTTGAAACATATGATTATAGTTGGGATCAAATTATAAAAGCTACTAAAATGTATGTAAATGAATACAGGGATGCACAATACATGTATATGCAAACTAGTCAATATTTTATATGCAAACAAGATAAGCACAAGGTAAAATCATCTACATTAGCAGATTACTGTGACATGATTAAAGATGGTATAGAAGAAACAGAAGCCAAACA